ATCTGGGATAATGATTCCACCGGCAGTTTTTGAAGCCTCTGCTTCTAATTCCGTTAAAAGAACTCTGTCTCCTAATGGTTTTGCTAATTTGTCTGCTGTTTTTGTCATAACTTTTTGTTTTTAAAATTTTGCTATATGTGCGAATGTTGATTGTAACCAGTCCAACACATTTGGGAAACCTTCTAATATTCTATTCTTCAAACCATACTTTAAGAAAGTTTGTTTGTCAAATTTTGTTGTTGGTTCATTGTATCTATCCATAATTTTCATACGGAGATTACCACTAAATGTTGGTTCTGCTAACTGCATCAATTTACGATTTCTTTCGCAAATTTCCAAATTATCTAAGAATAATTCGTGTGCTTTTGATTTTTTTGTTAATGTGTTTACATAGTCCACCATATCGTTGGTGTCAACTAATTGGTGTTCCGTTAACATTGGAAATGCTTTCATAATTGATTTAACACCCAATCCACTAATACCTTCTACATTGTCGGATTTGTCTCCGTCAATCATTCTGAAATTAATGAAATTATGTGGATGAATACCAAATTCTTCTACTACTTCTGGAATATTGTAAACTTTCTTTTTAGATGGAGAATATACACTCACATCTTTATTTACCAATTGAAGGAAATCTTTATCCGTACTCATTATCACAACCTTTTCGTTTTCTTGTCGTAGGGTTGTAGCAATATACGCCATAACATCATCTGCCTCAATTCCATCATAAATCATAATGGAAACAGGTAATGATGAAAGTAGTTCACCTAATGCAGACATTTGTCTTTTCATTGATGCACTTTCTTCTTCAGGATTCATTTCGATAGTTGCGGCACGATTCAATCTCATTTTGATTTTGTTCTTACCTCTTTCCGACTTATATCCGCCGTATATTTCTTTTCTACTTTGTGAACCACCTTTACCGTCAAATACAACGATAACTCTTGTGGGGTTAATTGTACGGATTGCAAAGCCGATACTTTTTAAAGTACCGACTATGCCTCCAATATGGTCTCCGTTATCATTAAGATTCGGAGCGGTTGACCAAGAACGAATGAAGGTATTAAGACCATCAATTACTAAAGTTTTAGAGTTGCGTTGCAAATCTCCAAATCCTTTATGTTCTTCATCTATTTCTTTTAGTATATCTAAATACTTTTTACTAATCTGACTCATTTGCTTCGTCCGTTGTTACTTCAACTTCATCCGAATTGGAATTGTTTTTATATTGCAATATTGCAGTCTCACAAATTCTTAAATAAATTTGTTCTTTAAGTTTCTCATCTTGTAACATTTTTGCAAAGTCTTTAGATTGAAACTTCATAACTTCTCCTGAATCGATATCAACATATTCGTACCAAGCTCCTGCTTGTTTAAGGATTTTAGCGTCTTTCATTACTGCTAACCATCCACCGAAATTATCAATACCTCTGTCAAAGAAAATGTCAAAGTCTGCGTGTCTCAATGGTGGGCCCATTCTATTTTTAATAACTTGACAACGAACTTTAATACCTACAATTCTATCACCTTGTTTCAATTGTCCCATATTCTTCAATCTCAATCTAACTGAAGCATGGAATGCTAATGCCTTACCACCGGATGTTGTCCACGGGTCACCAAACATTGCGTTCATCTTTTGTCTTAATTGATTTGTGAATACTAAAGCGATTGATTGACGACCAATCATATTGGTAATCTTTCTCATTGCTTTGGAAATAATAATAGCTTTGTCAGTTGCGTAACCATCTTTGTCGTAATCAGCTTCCATCTCTTTCTTTGAAGATGCAGCTGCTACTGAATCGACTACAATTGTAACCAATCTATCTTTATCTCCTGTTCTAACCTTTTCAATAATCGTTTCACATGCTTCAAAGATACCTTCAACGGTGTCAACTGAAACATACAATAACTTTGAAATATCTACTCCGATTGCTTCTAAGTATTCTCTACTTACTGCAGTTTCGGTATCAATCAATACGGCCACTCCACCTTTGCGTTGTGTTTCAGCAAGGAGATGGGCGGAGAGCAAAGATTTTCCACTTTGCTCTAAACCCGTAATCTCACTAATACGTCCAACAGGGAAGCCACCATAAGGTCTATTAGAGATTGCAACATCCAACATAGCATTGCCAGTTGAAATCCAATCTTTAACATTGGTAGGAGCATCACCACCTTCATCATTTAGAAAGTAGGCAATCTTACCATCCTTATTTTGTTTGTTTAATGAATCTGCAAGAATACTTGCTAAATCCTCTTCTCTTTTGGCCATTGTAACCTAATTATTAATTGTTAAATAAATCATCAAATGCTGATGCTACATCATCCTTTTGTGCTGGTTTTGCAGCTTCTTCCTTTTCCCAAGGTAAGTCACCCAATTCACCAGTTGTTCCACCCATATCAACTAAAACATCAGATTGTTTTGGTGTTGCAACTATTGCTTTTGGTTTTGGTGCTTCTAATTCTTCAATGATATCATCACTACCAACTGCTGCTGATGGGTTTAACCAATTTTCTAAAACTGACTTTAATTCTGCGTAAGATAACTCCGAATATAATTCAGTAATTTCTTTTTGACCATCCAATAATTGTTGGATAGTTTCCGGAGAATCTGCTAATTTAGACGTTGCAGGTTTAACTCTGATTGTTGTTGTTGGGTAAGATGCGTTAGACTCTTCTGCTGACATTACTTCCAATACGATATCTCTACCTGTCATTGGGTCTGTAATATCTCCGTAATCAGGGTCAGCAATATATCCTAAGATATCTTGATAAACTGTCTTACCGAATCCCCAGAATTTTACTCCTTCTGATTCTTTACCTCTTACGATAACTGGTACAAAAGTTCTTAACTTTGGTTCCATTTTCTTACCCGCTTTCCAATCATCAGTATCACCTGTTCTCTTAAGTTTTTCTGCAAACTCAACGATAGGGTCAGGTCTACCAAATGACATTGGACTCAAATAAGTCTTGTTGTTAATGTTGTAGTGAAAGTAAAGTTCAATGAAAGGAATGTCTTTGTTGAACTTGTAAGGAACGATTCTCACTTGAGATTTTCCGTTTGCCGGTTTGAAAATTGAATCCGACTTTTTAGTGTTGTTTTGTAAAGAGCTAAATCTCTTTAGTGCCAATGAAATGTCCATTGTTTTGTTGTTTTAGGGTTTAAAAATTTGTTTTAAAGTTTAAGGTTTTATCGCGATTTCCTTATTGCTAAATATAACCTTTTTATCTTTTATTACTATAAATATACGACTTTTTTTCCACATTACCAAATCTATTTTTGGAGGTTTTTTACCTTTCTTTCGAGGTAAAATACGGCTTTTTTGAGGTCTTCCAGTTCTTTTTGAGGGTCTTTTTTACCCGCTCTTGCAACATACTTAACTACATTGAATAGGTAAGCATCTTTGTCTAATCCCCATGCTTCACATACTTTAATTACTTCGTATGGATTGTCTACTCCCCCATAGTGTTGAGGGCCGTAAACCATCTCCTTTTGTGGTGCCGGAGGTGTATGTTTAAAATCCGGTAATAAATCTTCTTTTCTTATTTTTGGTTTTGCAGGCATATAACTTTTTTTATCGTTTCCATATTTGATACCATTTTTTGGGTTGTTTTTCAGGTGGTGTAAAAGGTTGTGTATTATCCCATATGTTTACAATACTACCATATCGTATTTGCATCATTTGCATAAACATCTGATGATATCCCGGTGGAATTTTGTCAAAGTCTGCTTTAATTTCTATATCCAATGTAATACCCCTACCTTCTCCGGTCATTAATTTCAATTGGTCATTCATTTGAACAATGGTTGATGTTTTCACCGTTAAATGTTTTCCATCTCCAATATGAAATTCTGCTTCTTCTTTTTTCTTAGCTACCATAACTATTTTTTACTGTCCCAATATATTTGTCTAACTTTTTCACCCAATTCTGCATTGTTAGGAGTATCTAAAACCATCCTACCTTCTATTGTTATTAGATTTCTATTTTCACTTAAATAACATTCTCTACACATTTGTCCTGCTCCATCTACATATCCATATCTAAAATCGACATGTGCAGTTTTAAGAGTTGTGGTTTTCTTTCCACACATAATACAATCTTCGTAAATCTCTAAATTTTCCATAATTATACTTTTTGTTTGTTTAATTTGTTTTGTAATTTGACAACTAATGCACATGACTCATACTCCTCAAAATCAATAAGGATTTGTAATTGTTCTTCTAAAAGGTCTGTAAATTCTCTACTATCAATTGATAATGTAATAACAATAATTTCTTTGATTAAGACTTTTGCAAAATCAACTCTTTTCTTTTTATTCCTAAGACCAAACTCAATACCGGCAACGATTGCCTTTGCAAGTTCTCTCCTATTGGTTTCGAATATATCTGCAGGTTCGTCTGCACTTATTTCTATTGGTTTAAATCTCTTTCTTATTGACATAAGTCAAATATAAGAAAAATATTTTAATTCTCCAAATTTTGAGTATTAAAAGATTTAAATACTTTTGTAGGTATTTTTTTGTATCCTGAATTTGAGGTTGTAAGAATACAATTTCTAAATTCTTCCCAATCAATCATATATGAATTATCCAACATACCACCAGTTTTTGACTTAACTACTTCATTTAAAGCGTTAATAGTGTATATTGTATTAGATTGTTTTTTTCTATGTACAAGAATTGTTTTCCAATCAGACGGAATTGCAATCGAACCCTTTTCCACATTGAAAGTAATATAACACTCTTCTAAATGTGTTTTATTTTCTAATATAAAAACATTTGGATTGGTTAAGGTATAACTTCCCAATATAAATTGAATCGATTTCTCTAACTCCTCTTTGGTTGTAAAAAGGCAAAGTAATTGTGTATTCATTTATTAACCTTCTTTTACTGCAGTGTATACTGCTTTTAATGACCTATTCTTTGCACCTTCAGGTAAAATCTTATTTAATTTAGATATTCTATTCCAAACTTCTTTTTTAGTTTGTTCGTCATTCATATCTAAATTTTCCAAATCTTCCATCAATTCTTTTGACATTGCGGTTACTGCATCTTCTCTATCAAAATCATCCCACTTTTCAAAGTCAGTTGTACCATGTTTAAATGCCAATCCACCAAAACGAGATTGAGACATTTCAAAAGTTGGTGCTGCACCTATACCTCTTGTTCTAACTTTTGCATCAAATACAGGAATAATATTATTACCACCCACATTGATACCAACCGACATAACACCACCTTTATCCGTTACTTGAATTGCTTCGTCTATCTTTTGGTCTAATATTTTTCTTAATCTGGTTTTCTCCGATGCAGTTTTTGCATTTTCCCATTCTGCATATTCTTTTTTAATTCCTATCAAACTAACTAAATTTGCCTTTTTCATTTCAATTGCAGGTGACTCACCATAAATTACTTTAAGTTCATCCAATTTAGGATTATCTGGGAATAAAATGTCGTCTATATGTGTTTCTCCTTTTACCAATTTGATAAGAGATTCTCTATTCTCTGGGTCTAAGAAATCTTCAGTAATAGAATTTGTCATTTCTCTATCCAAACCTCTCAATCCATCATATCCAGCTCTAAGTTTTGCACTATTTGAAACCTTTGCCATATCTGCAATAAGTTTCATATTATCACCATTCAATTCACCATTTACGACATGTTTGATAACATCATTACAATTTACATCAGATAAAGCTTTAGCAGCACCTGATTTTTTAACATTCGGCCTGTTGTCTACTTCACCTCTACCTGGTTTTTCATAAACTGCATTGATAATAGATTGTGCTCTACCATTTCCGTTTTTACCAAATGTTGCAGATGGGTCTTTTTTGGTTTTATTAAATTCATTACAAAATTCTTTCTTAACGTTTTCGTTTGTTGTAATTGCTTTAGCTAGTTTTTTGAATTCTTCGGTTCTTCTGTTTTTATAATGTTCTCCGGTAGATGTGTCTGATATTTTCATACCTTCGTTCTTCAATTCATCAATCATAGATGCTAAACCACCATTGAATACGAATACACTCAAATCTTTTTTAAGTGATATACCAACTCTAGAACCATTATTTGTTAAAACAAAACAATCCGATGATGTACCATGTCCTTCCGTATCAACAATTGCTCTACCTGCGGGAGTATCCCA